GTAGGAAGTATTCCAACTTTACCATACTTCTCCACCCAAAAGGTGTTGAAGTCTTTCAGTTCTGGATTCCTACCAAACCTCGCGAATATTTCCTGGATCTGGGAGCGAGCCGTATCAAAACGCTCCTGCCCGTGATGGAACATCTCGGAGAGATACGAGTCAACCGATTGTTCTAACGCCGAAACCGGATCGAAGATCGGTTTCTTTACCCAATTGACAATATCTCCCACGATCGGGAGGGGTAAGGGTGCTAATAATATATTAATACCTTTATAACTATAGGGGCGAAATTCTCTCTTAAGGAAAGTATTTCCACCCTTATCTAGCTCTACGGTGATGCCAATGGACGCCATACAGTCGCGAAATTCTTCGTAACTATATGCCTTTCCGGAGCGTCTAGTGTCATCACCATAGACCGTTAGATAATATTCCCAAAAACCAACTAAAGTACTATATTTGCGTAAATAACATAAACAATGGTAACAAATATTAGCCAGACTATTGATTCTATCGGTAGCAAAGGCTCCACTAGGAGAGCCACAGAGGACTTGGAATATTAGGTCCCCTGCGATATGTGTAGCATTCTGCAATTCCCTAAACAAACAACGGATTACATTCTCATATTCGGGGTCATTGGTCTTATAACGCTTTGTCCAGGCGACAGCAATCTCAGATATTACATCGATCCACTGACTATGAAAGCCAGGTCCGAAATTTTTATAATCCTCATTCACTACGTCGTTCTGTCCAGCGTTTACTTCAACCCAGTCCGTGGAATGTACATCTATTCCCACCGCAATCTTGTTGCCAAGATGAACGATGGACTCGAGGAATTCTCCCAGATATCTACGCATATCTAAAGTATGGTGAAGAGGGGCACCATTAATCAAACGAGTAGCCTTACCAACTTTCAAAAGTTCATCCTTGGGGAAGTCCATGAACACAGTCGGGGCGCAAACTGCACGTTTGCGTCCTTCATTTGCACTCACATACTCCTCCAAGGCATACTTATGAATCTTAACTTCGGTACGCTCTTCGTTTATCTTAATGATGTCACTCTTCTTTTGGCCCTTCGGAAACTTGCACATTAGTGGCCAACCAATGGCAGTGTTCAACTTCATAGCAGAGTATCGTGTCTTGGGTATTCCTAGTATAGCGGTGTCTAAATCAACTGGCTTGGAACCAATTATCCGCGTTGGTGGACTACTAGGTACTATTCTCTCAATCAAATACTCAGTGATCTTCTCTACTTCATCACGTGCTATTGTCTTCGGTCTATTAAACTGGCGCCGACATCCATTCATCACCACATCAAAGCCCGTACGTTCCCCAGTCGCCTCCAACTTCTGCGCGGCTGGGAATCGAAAAGGCTCTGAAATCTCTCCCTGAATAATCGACGGCGTCAATCTGGTTTTTCCCGAGTACGTCAATCCTTTACCAGCCTTCCCCACAAGGATGAAGTCGCCCTCCTCGGGTGGTAGCATCTTAGGTGTGCCCTCAACAGTATCTATTGGGGTAATCTTCATCTTCATGTCAAAAGGTGTTGCCCCAAGGACTCTAAGGCCCTCAACAACCATCTCACGACTAACACTTACAGCGAAAGATTCACCCGCAAGAGTAGTCGCGGCAATGATCATACCACAAATAACATCATTCGACATGATTAAGGTACCACATTTATGTGGATTATTATAGTTCTTCATCTTAAATCCCAATAGTTCTGTCTTCATCTTCTCCATACCTGGATTTGAGTAGGATACGTTGGTACAATAGTAAGGCTGGATAGTGGAATCTCCCCAGGTAACCCTCTCCCCTACTGGTTTTATCCAACAAGCTAATGATTTGAGTGAGCTAGCCTCTCGTTCACTACAAAAATAATTCACGATGTTCTTTGCAGCAGGCAACCCAATTAACTTTACCACCGCCAAGTCTAAAGCATCATGTTCGCCTTGTAGTTGTGCGATGCGTAACTCAGCATCGGTAAACTTAATCGGGGGCCCAAACACCCCACTCATTAACGTCTGGATCTCAAGATCACCGGAGGAAACTAGTAGATGGTATGGAACCATGACGAAATCATGGCATAGTCGTATCCCCCACATTGTTAGTCTACCCTTACTAACCTTAACGAAGTTGTTCGAAAGCGCTATAATCTTTTCTTCCCCCGTGGCTGTTAACGTAACAGCAGCAGCCTTTGCTGGAGTAAACCTTAGAGGAGGATTCTTCACATTATCAGTTCTACGTATATCTCCCGATTGACTAGCAGTTGCCTGCATAGCAAACATAGCGGCAACCGACTTATAGATCTTGTAAATCGTCCATATTGCTGCGCCTGCAATCGCAACATACTTCAAAGTGGTTATTATGTCAGACAGCCCGGACAATGCTCGCCTCGTATAGTGCCTCCAACGTTCCTTCCCACTATACTCATAAGCGAAGAACGTTTTGATAACATCCTCTGTTGTTGTTCCGGCAATACCAAAGCACTGATTGAGTGCAGCAGCCTGTACTTCGGGGTCATCTAGCTCGAATAATGTACCCCGGGCGTACATACGCACCACTCCATCTACCACACAGAATCCACGGAAAGGCTTACTTAAGTCACACCGGCACTTAGCACTGTCCCGCAGCAATTTCACTCCCAAAGCTCCAACCCTATCACTCTGACTGAACTCTAGATCTCCCACAAATGGGTGGTTCTTTAACTTGACCAAACTATTATAGACTGAAACAGGGCAGGCCGGTGTCAAAACTACCTTGCAGTGTTCCTTTGTGCTACTACTCCAAATGGAGCAATTTGGAAGATCCCGCTCACTAAGATAATAATCTAGCACTACCTCCACTTTTCCCCCCACATTCTCGAAGTAAGCGCGTTGTAAGATGTTAGGTTGATGACAACAGGATAAAGAGATGTTATGCCAATACTGATACCCTTCTGGGAGCCTTCGAGCATACCGTGTATTAAACCAATTCATTAGGAGTCCCGTGGGATCACGCGGATTATTGGGGATGGTCTTTTCATCTACAAATGCGAGCAACGGTGGAGCTGATATAGGATCTTCTGATTCTATGGCCTCTCTTAACACTTCCTTGGTTATTACCTGGTGTTGGGCTCCAGGGTAATGACTTTTACAATAGAACCTGGTCTTAATTCTCCCATCAACTTCACTGTGGCAATCACAGGTGGTAGACCCCGTTGGATGCAGTCTAATTTGCATGCGCCCAGAGGTAGCATCATTCACCGGCACATCCTCCATCTCCAAAAGGTCGATATCAATAGGTCGCGGAACCTCATCAGCTGTGGCAGTGAAGATGCGCTCCCTAAATTCGTTTCCGGTAATCTCATGTTCAGGTTTCAAACGGGCATAAAGTGGTCCCTTTCGTTCTAATGATTTAAGTTCCTTCTGCCGGTGTAATAAAG